ACACAGGGGGGGTTATAGGATTGTACTATGAATGTAACTAAGCTGGATATAACCGACAAGCAAGCGCGGCTTGTTGATACCCTCGTAGCAACAGGGTGTAGCATCAAGGACGCCGCGCATGCAGCCGGTTACGCCAGCGGTGAGAGTGGGAGAGTGACAGCGAGCAAGGCTTTGCGGTTGCCACATGTGCAAGCTTACATGATGCAGAGAGTTGCAGAGACTATGGGCTTGAACGCTACGACAGCCGCTGCGCGTCTTGTGCAGCTCGCTCAAGGAGCCAAGTCGGAGTACGTGCAGCTAGAGGCGAGCAAGGATATACTAGACCGCGCTGGCTTCAAGGCTCCAGAGCGACACATGCACATGCACGCTGGCGACATTACGGTGAGCATTGATCTGTCATAGCGGGGGGGTTCAAAAACTAGGACATGCCCCCCTCGACCCCGCCTATCACGCTTGTAATTCTCAAAAAAGCTCTGTAGCATACATGCAGCAACAAACAGCATTCAAGTTTGTGCGTTGAGGTTTTGAAACGGTGCATGTTTTATTGCATGTGAAAATTATTTTTATAGTAGGGTTCGATGCCATCATTAAACGACATGCTTAAAGATATGCCCACTCATAAGAACTTCTACTTGCGTGGTGTTATAAACTCTTTGCTTCCTGAGTTTATGAATCCGCTAGATAGAGAAATTACAGAAAACAACATATCTGGCGAATCTATTGAGTTATTAAGAATGCTTGTTGAAGATCGTTTTCCTGACATGGAAGAGGGCGACATTAACATGTTATCTGGATATGGTGGTAATGAAGAGATTGAATTATCTTTAGGTCAGTTTGGCGTTACAAAAGAAAACGGGCAATATGTAATTTTTGATACATATGATTTTGAAGAAGTGGATCAAAGTTATTTTGATTCTATAAAAGAATCTATGGGTACAAAAAATATATTGCCTTTCGTAAGCAAACTTGGTGGTGATTTAATGCCAGAGAATCCAGATGGCAGTAGTCGTGAAGATGCATTGAAAGTTCGTATACGCATCCCTAACGAGCAACAACTTATTGATATAGACTTTGATAATGACATTGAGCCAGATGCAGAAACATTTGTATTTGAAGGCCCGATGACAAACAAGCGCAAAACTCTGTGGGATAACTTTAGCAGCATGTTTGTTTCAGAAGCCAAAGCGGGTCAGGTTGATGATTTTGTACCTCTTGGTTTGTCTCCACAACAAACAAGAGATTTTTATGAAAATTATACCAAACAATTAATTAGAGATGGCAAAGCTGTACCAGCAATGAGTTCTGCACAAATACCTTTGTCTGATGATACTGATACAAGTTTTTTGGATAACTAATGGCAAAGACACCAGCATGGACAAGAAAAGCAGGAAAGAACCCCAAAGGTGGTCTCAACGCTGCCGGTCGCGCCTCTTACAAAGAAGGAACCCTCAAGCCGCCAGTAAAGTCAGGAGACAACCCAAGAAGGGCGAGCTTCCTATCGCGGATGGCGGGCAATAGCGGGCCAGAACGCGACGAGAAGGGCAAACCCACACGCTTGTTACTCTCCCTGCGAGCGTGGGGTGCGTCATCAAAAGCGGATGCTAGAGCCAAAGCAAGAGCTATTAGCAAGCGAAACAAAGCAAAGAAAGCGAGAGCATAGTGGCTTATTATTATCGTGATGGTACAGAGTACAAAGGTGAAGTATGTATATTACCTGATGGTCGTGTGATTACCGGCCCTACTTATAACAGTGAATCTCAACGCTTACTTACCGAGCCTCCTGTGGTAGAACAACCAAAGCGTGCAAGAAATGCAGATGGTGGTTTTATAGCAGATGATAAATCTACTAAGGATGTTAATGAAGCGTGGGTTGGTGGTAAAGCACCAGCTAAAAAGAAGAAGGGTAAAAAGTAATGTGTATGGGCCTTGCTAAATCAATGATTCAAAGTGGTGAAATATTAGGAATTATTAAAAAACTTGATCCTAAATTTAAAAAAGAATTTGAATCAAAAAAAGCAGTTTCAAGAAAATCAAATTCTAATTTAACCTTTGTGCCTCAAAAAAAGAAAAAACAAGCAAGGCCAAGACCTAATAGACAATTGCGTTTAAATCCCGGACGAAGATCATTTTTAGAAGGAGATAGTTAACATGCCTATGGGTAAAGGGACGTATGGTTCTACTAAAGGTAGGCCACCAAAGAAGAAGTCAATGCTAACTGCAAAACAAAAAACTTTGCCTGATGCATTAAAGAAACGCATTGCTATGGCAAAGAAAAAAAAGGCTTAGTTATGGCTGAATCTTTATTTACAAGAAAATCCTCAAGATCTCCAACAATTTCTAAAGTTGCTATGGAAAGAATGACTGCTGAATTAAATAAAGCAAAACCTCTTAAAACAAAAGCTGAAACAGAAGCTAGAGATGCAAAAATTATTATGAAGCATCTTAGATCTACAAGAGGCAAAGGATCTGCATTTACTGGTAGGGGTAAAAAATAAATGGCAGTTAATGAGGCTGGCAATTACACCAAACCTTCTATGCGTAAGAGTTTGTTCAATCGCATAAAGGCTGGTGGTAAAGGCGGTAGGCCGGGGCAATGGTCTGCGCGTAAGGCACAGATGCTTGCCAAAGCTTATAAAGCTAAAGGTGGTGGATACCGATGAAGAAGCCACAAAAGTCTTTGCTTAATTGGGGTAAGCAGAAGTGGCGCACTAAATCTGGTAAGCCATCTACTCAAGGCCCAAAAGCTACTGGTGAGCGTTACTTGCCAGCAAAAGCTATTAAGGCAATGAGTGCCAGCCAATATGCAGCAAGCTCTAAAAAGAAGCGTGAAGATACCGCAAAAGGTAAACAGTTTTCTAAGCAGCCCAAATCTGCAAGACGTATAGCCAAGAGGTACAGATGAGTTTTATGCATACGCTTAAAAAAGAAGAGCGTGATATATTACGCACTGTAGTTCGTAATGTTCATATGCAATACTTTCCACAAGAGTTTAAATCCGACTATGAAGCTGATAAATTAATTGCATCCATAGCTCCTGAAGTTGTGGCTTCATTAATTAAAGCTGGCAAGGATATGAAGGTTGACCAACTTTAAGTACAAGCCTGATGGTAACGTACTGAAATCATTTATGAAATCAGATGTATTCTTTCGCGGCCTTAGAGGGCCGGTAGGTTCTGGTAAATCTGTATGTTGTTGCGTTGAAATATTCCGCAGAGCATTGCAACAAAAGAAATCAGAAGATGGGAAACGGCATAGTCGATGGGCTATTATCCGTAATACTAACCCACAACTTAAAACCACAACCATTAAAACATGGCTTGATTGGTTTCCAGAAAATGAATGGGGCAGGTTTACATGGTCTGTTCCATACACACATCATATACAAAAAGGTGATATAGATCTTGAGGTTATCTTTTTAGCATTAGATAGACCTGAAGATGTTAAGAAGTTGTTATCATTAGAATTAACAGGTGTGTGGGTTAATGAAGCTAGAGAAATAAGCAAGAGTATTATTGATGCTACCACAATGCGTGTAGGTCGTTACCCTTCTATGAAGGATGGTGGTTGCACATGGACAGGTGTTATATGTGATACTAACGCACCAGAAGAAGATCACTGGTGGCCTATTATGTCTGGTGAAGTTCCAGTGCCAGATCATATTCCTAAAGAGCAAGCACGGATGTTAATTAAACCTGACAACTGGAAGTTCTTTACTCAACCTTCTGGTATGCTTGAAGATAAAGATACTGAAGGTACTGTTGAGAGATACTTACCTAATAAAGCTGCTGAAAACAGACAGAACATGAGGGAAGATTACTATCCTAATATTGTTGCTGGTAAAACAAAAAGCTGGATTGACGTATATGTAATGAATAAATTGGGGACTATTAAAGATGGCAAAGCAGTCTATCCTATGTTTGTGTCTGATACCCACATCGCCAAGGAAGAAATACCAGTGGCGGCAGGGGTTCCTGTGTATATCGGTGTTGATTTTGGCCTCACTCCTGCTGCTGTTATAGGGCAGAAGGTTCGTGGCAGGTGGTTAATACTTCAGGAAATTGTAGCTTTTGATATGGGTATTGTGAGATTTAGTGAGGTTATGAGGCAGGAAATATCATCTCGTTATGGTGATTGTGAAATTAATATTATAGGTGATCCTGCTGGTGACTTCCGCGCACAGACAGATGAATCTACTCCATTCCAAATACTGCGTGGTGCTGGCTTAAATGCACGCCCTGCACAATCAAACGATGTATCACTTAGACTTGAATCCGTTAATGCGCCATTGAATAGAATGATTGAAGGACAGTCTGGTTTTCTTGTAGATCGTAGATGTCAGACGCTTATTAAAGGATTTGAAGGTGGTTATCAATATAAACGTATGCAGGTATCTGGTGAACGCTTTGATGATAAACCAGAAAAAAACCACTTTTCACATATACATGATGCATTGCAATATTTAATGATGGGTGCAGGTGAAGGTAGAAACATCTTGCGTAATGTTTCTGCGTCTACTAAACCTTTTCAGGCAAAGACAGAGTTCGATGTATTTAGTCGTAGACCTAAACCAAGGCGGCAAGGTCTGTGGGCAAGGATGTAATTGTGCGTTGCATTGCAACAATGCATCAAGTTATTAGAGCATAAAGGAGTTTTTGCATGTGTACATCTTCTGTTTTTAAACCATTTCAAAAATTGGCTCGGGGTTTGCTTGGTATTTCAAAACCTAAAGCACCTCCGATACCTCAGGCATCTACTGACGCTTCTGATATGCGTCAAGAAATGATTGCTGTAGAAGAAACAAAACAAAAAGAAGAACGCCAAAAAAGATTGCAAGATCAAGTTAGACGTAAAAAACGTGGTGGCTCTGGCAAGCGTTCTTTAATTACAGGACAAGGTGGCGGCATCGGATATTTTGACGAGACGCTATAATGGATACTATTGCACGCCGTATGCTGGAACGGTTTGAAAAAGCTAAAACAAACCGTGTTATGTTTGAAGGGTTGTTTGAAGAGTGTTTTGAATATGCTCTTCCTATGCGGCAAAGCTTTTTCCATGAAAGTCCGGGGCAGCGCAGAGATGATAAGATCTTTGACGAAACTGCTGTAGTAGGCACTCAAGAGTTTGCATCTAGGCTGCAATCTGGCTTAGTGCCAAACTTCGCACGATGGGCTGACTTTATTGCAGGTAGTGAGGTTCCTCCTGAACAACAAGATGAAGTTAATAATAATCTTGATGAGGTAACTGAATATGTATTTGAAATTATACAAAATTCAAACTTCGGGCAAGAAGTGCATGAATCGTTTATGGACTTGGCTGTTGGCACAGGTGTCTTGCTTGTTGAAGAAGGTGACGCAGTTAATCCGATACGCTTTAACGCTATTCCGTTACCGAGTGTTTACCTTGATACAGGTGCAGATGATAAAATTGACCATGTATATAGACAGCGTACGCTTAAGTATTCAGACCTTCCTGTGGCGTATCAAAAAGCGGTTTTCCAAGAAAAAACAGCCAAAGCGATAATTGACCAGCCTGATGGCAAAGTTAAAATTGTAGAAATGGTTTGTCGTAATTACGAAAAACTTAATGAAGATAAATTTGATTTTTATGTAATAAATGTTCCTGAACAAGAAATGATTTTACAGGATCAGTTTGTTGGCGTTGGTTCTAACCCTTATGTATGTTTCCGTTGGTCTAAAGCCAGTGGTGAAATATATGGCAGAGGGCCATTAATAAACGCTTTATCAGCAATTAAAACTACTAACCTTACTATTGAGTTAGTTCTTGAAAATGCACAGATGGCTATCTCTGGCATTTACCAAATGGACGATGATGGCATTATAAATACAGATACTATTAATCTTGTTCCCGGAACAATTATTCCAAAAGCTATGGGATCGCAAGGTCTACAGCCAATTAGAAACGCTGGCAACTTTGATGTTGCACAGCTAGTTCTTGGCGATATGAGAAACAACATTAAGCGTGCATTGTATAATGATATGCTTGGCGATCCTAATAAAACACCAGCTAGTGCAACTGAAGTTGCTGAACGTATGGCTGATTTATCTAGGCGTATTGGCTCTGCTTTTGGCAGATTGCAAGCTGAAATGGTGCAGCCTATATTGCAACGTGTTGTTTATATATTAAAGAAACAGGGTCGTATTGAATTACCAGTAATTAACGGACGCGAAGTTAAAGTACGTTCTGTATCTCCATTGGCGCAAGCACAAGCTAATCAGGATATATCATCTATATCAAGATACCTACAGCTTGTTGGTGGTACATTCGGGCCAGAAATTCTTAACCTACTCATTAGTTCAGAAGATGTTGCGGTGCATCTTGCCAAAAAGTTTGGCGTTCCTGATACTCTTGTTCGTGATAAAGTAGATCGTGAGCAATTGATAGCAGCAGCACAACAGATGGCACAACAGCAACAACAGCAACAAATGATGACGGAGCAAGATGTCTAACCAAATAGGTATCGACAATTTTACTCGCAGCAAATCAAATGACGAGAAAATTTCTAAAGATATTCG